TTTACTGTTGGAAACAAACCGACAGCAGTAACACCAAAGGAAACCATCACCCATCATTTCTTCGTTTCGGGAATTGGGCAGAAAAAAACTGTTGATGCAGCCAAAATTTGTGGCGGCGCAGAAAATGTTGTTAAAACAGAAACCCAAGAAACATTCGTAAATGGATTACTCAGTTTTATCACTTTCGGCATTTATACTCCGCTGGAAGCACGGGTATATTGCTCACAATAACTGCATGAGTTGCCCATCAAACGGGCAACTCTTTCTACTTTGTTCCTCCCCCCCGGAAACGGCGGAAGTAAGAAATTATGTCATCGAATGATCACAAACATAGAATTTCATGCTTTCCGGACGCAAGTGACCCCTTCATTTTTCAGCAAAATATTCTGCTCTTACAGGCGATCAGTTCTGCATACACTGCCGAACACCGTCGACAATTTCACAGACCTGAGAAGCCGTATCGAAAAGCTGGCGCGCTTTATCCAGGCTGACGCATCCCACCAAGAAAAAAGGCACCAGTATCGCTACCAGTGCCCATTTCGCCGCCGTTCGCGGCATTCTGTGTGTCCAGTGTTTTCGCGTCATATCACCACCAACGCACAGCCCAAATCAGAACAGCGACCGCCACAAGGCGAATTGCAAAGGCCGCAGCCCTTGTCAAATCAAGGCTCGCGGGAGTTTCCACTTCAATACCTTTCATAATGGACAACCTCAAAAAGAATCTTTTATACTTTCCCACGAGGATTTTCTCCGTACTCACTACTCACAATTTCCTCTTTGACGTGAAAACTAAAAACCCCGGACTGTTCCAGCAGCCGGGGTTTTTGCTATCTGATGCTGTACCCCTTACTTTCGCTCATCGTAACCCCAGAAAAGAGCCTGCGTGAGTTGAGGGTGTTCAGCACTTCAGCGTCAGTTTTTAAACTGCTACGCGCTCTTTCATCCAGCCGTAGACAAACGACTCGTTGGCCTCGCGTTTTTCTGCCAGCTCCAGATAGCGGTCGCCCTGCGTGCAATTCAGCGCCTTCAGCATCACCAGTTCGCCGTCTTTGCCGCGTTTTTGCAGATAAGTCCGTAGTGCATTAATCGTGCGGGGGCCGATACGCCCGTCTGCGTCCATATCCGGGAACAATTTGCCTTGCAGGTTGAAAACGTTCAGCCAGCGTTGGAGCATTTTCGATGCTACGGACGGCCCCATATTCACACCGGTATCACACAACTCTGCAGCAATATCAGAGGATAATGCGGCCACCTGATCAAAGCGTGGTCCGAACCAGTAATCCGCCTCAAGGATTTCCAGTGCCTGTTCGCGTGTCAGGTCACGCATATCGCCCTGATATCCGTGAGCGCGGGCGACTTTTTCCGTAATACCCCATTTTGTCGGTCCGCCTTTATCATCCGGGTGATTGACGTAACCGCCCTCTTTTCCCAGTACTTCGTCAAAAATTTCATCTTTCGACTTCATATCAGCGTCTTCGTAATACAAAGATTTTTGAAACGTTCCCGCGTGCGCGAATCACCAACACGCAGAACAGCAGATTAAGCCCCACCGCCAGCCAGTTCGCCGCTAACGGGCGACCGCACAGATAACTGAGTGGTGCAAAGGCATAAAGCAGCATCAGCAGCCAGGCCAGCCATGACATCAGCGGTTTATGTCTGGAATCACGGCGACGATAAAAAAAGAGCGTCAGCACGATAACCGTGCATAACGCCACATTCAGCAATCCGGGAAGGTTACTTAACATTGCCGCCTCCTCCACCCCGCAGGCGGGAGAACAGACCGGATACCAGTGATGCAATATCCTGCTGGTGGATAAACGAGAGAATCTTCACCGACACCACTGACACCAGTACTGCACACAATGCGTCGACAGGTGCACCGTCAAACTCTGTATGCTTTACCAGCCAGGATGCCAGAACTTCTGCCCCCAGCACACCAACAATGAACGACACCAGAAAATGTGCCGCCACACGCCAGGCTGAAAGCGCCTGCGGCATCGTTGCCACAAATAACGCCCCGGCAAACGCACCAAACACAATCCCGAAATCCGTTCCGGTAAACAGCCCGTACACCGTCGCCCCGCCGAGCGCCGCAGCCGTGCCGGAACCGGATAAGGGTTCAGACATACTTTTTCTCCTGTAAATAAAAAAGGGCCACCAGCGGCCCGTAAAAAACACCCCGTGAAAGGCACCCGCAGATACCTTTTATGTGGTGTTATCTGATGTGATATGCGCCTGACGTGGCTCGGAGAAAATGAAATAAAGCTTATCTGAAATTAAGGTTAATCCGGGGGTTTAAACCATTTTTAAAGCTTAGTAATATCAAATCGTCTCTTGGAGGAGACTGATGCTTATTCTTCTTCACGGACTTTGTCCCGCGGCGTTAATCCGACAGCCGCGCTTTTTTTGCGCTCAGTTCATTATTGGCTTTCATGGCCTTGCCACACGGGTAATATCAATGCCCGTGTATTCTTTTCTGAGTTCAGAATAAAAAAAACCGCCCGGAACGGCGGTTGAAAAATGCCAGAGATGAATCATTTTTGTAGTAGAAAAACAGAGGTGTCGGGTGCCCCCCCGAAGTATCCATCTCTCCATGAATACTGTGGTTTCCCGCTAAACAGTTACATAAACCACCCTCGCACTGAGGAACACCTCTGTAGTGTTATTTACAACACCGGGATAGTGCATCATCGGCCCCTGTCAGGAAACGCTCAATTTCCACCGACAATGCACCATTCCGGTGGTGTAAAAAACAGCACTGTGGCTATAACCGACCTCAAATCACAGCCAGAAAACAGAATGCCTTTTAAAAACAACCTGCTCCCACGCAATAAAAAATACGCCAGTGCAACGATACAATAAGGCTTGTTTCTCTGGAGCGGGTAGCGGGAATCGAACCCGCATCATCAGCTTGGAAGGCTGAGGTAATAGCCATTATACGATACCCGCATATGGTGCCGACTACCGGAATCGAACTGGTGACCTACTGATTACAAGTCAGTTGCTCTGCCTGCTTAGCTAAGTCGGCACAGGTTCCTCAAGAGAAATAAAAATGACCGCGCTTACATCCCCTTCGGAACCGGGTACCGATATTAATAATGCCAGCTCTCTTTTCAATGGAAAATCATATCAAGATTTGTAAATATACGTATATATTTTTATTTTTTATGAAATAAAGAAATTATTAAATGCATATTTAACGATTATTTTTTATTTCAGTTACAGTCTGATTAAATCTCTCTTCTTCCAGTTCCACGCCAATTGCACGACGTCCCAGTGAAAGTGCTGCTTTTATTGTTGAGCCAGACCCCATAAAAAAATCAGCGACCAAATCACCGGGGCGACTGCTGGCAGTAATTATCTGACGCAACATATCTGCCGGTTTTTCACAGGGATGTTTGCCTGGATAATACTGCACAGGCTTGTGCGTCCAGACATCCGTATACGGAACAGCAGCTGATACGGAAAAATAACGCCGCAGGGATTTATACTCCTCCTGCAGGCTGACATATTGCCGGTTCAGTTCACTGTATGTGCTGACCAGCTGGTGGTGTGGCTTTTCCAGCTCCCCTCGCTGATGTTTTTCTGCCGCAACACGCGCAAACAACGCCTGCAATTTGTTGTAATCACCCTCGTTCGGTAACTGCCACTGACTGGTACCAAACCAGTGCGAAGCCATGTTTTTCTTTCCGGTGGCTTCCGCTATCTGTTTTGACGTTATTCCCAGTGATTCACGCGCATCACGAAAGTAAGAAATCAGCGGAGCCATGACGTGCTGTTTTAGCTCGCGCCCCTTTGCCGCATAGCCGTCATTTTTGGGCTGATATGGTCCCTGATAATGTTCTGCAAACAGAATGCGTTCTGTTGCCGGGAAATACGCCCGCAGGCTTTCCTTGTTGCATCCGTTCCAGCGTCCGGACGGCTTCGCCCAGATAATGTGATTCAGCACATTAAAGCGTTCACGCATCATGATTTCGGTGTCAGATGCCAGACGATGACCACAGAACAGGTAGAGACTTCCGGCAGGTTTCAGTACCCGCCAGAATTGCGCCAGACACTGATCCAGCCATTTCAGGTAATCATCGCCGCCCTTCCACTGGTTATCCCAGCCCTCGGGCTTCACTTTAAAGTATGGCGGGTCTGTGACTATCAGATCGACAGAGTTTTCCGGTAAGGTCTGGATAAATTCCAGGCAATCAGCGTTGATTAACTCGCAACTGGATATTTTTACAGTATTAGCCATAGATCAATAAGCACTTCTCTGATAGGCTCATACCGCTTTTGCGCAAAGCAGATGGGCCTGAGGTTTGCTTGTGACCCCAACGCATGAGCAGATGGCTGGCAGGTGCCGCTAACACCCACCAGCCGCCCATTACCACAAATTAAAAAACCTTCACTGCGGAAGGCGTCTGTAACAACCGAACTGATAATCTGCCAGACCCGCCATAACAAGCTGGGTCAGTATTAACTGGCAACGTTCGCGTGAAAGGTAAGTATTCTGCGCAATTTCCCCGACGGTCGCCGGTTCGGTGACGCTTAATTCATTAAACACCACTCTGGCAGTTTCGGTCATATCCTGCTGTTTTAGCATGTCTTTTTCCCTTTTCTGGTTAACGTGACATACCAATAACTCTTGTCGAAACAGCCAGCAAGCTGAAAGACCAGTATTCGCAACCACCAGCGCGTTTAACGTACTTCGCCGATTTTCGGGCACAAAAAAACCGCTCATCGGCGGGTTTAAGCTGTGTGGCGTAGTAACCACTCTTAACACGATATAATAATTTTTGCGTACGCGTTAGCGTTTTTGTATATTCAGCCTAATCCTATGTATTTATGGAAAAATAAGATGAGCAAGCGTGAAATCAAAACTAAAAAAATAATCTATAAAGAAGTCATAATGTCAGGTGTGTCAAAGACGCTCCAGTCGATACTAATGGAGCTGCTCAAAAAACACACTAAAGCAGATTCTCGCAAGGAAATGGTCAACCCTGGCGAGGAAGACTTATTCCGACTAATTAATAAACATGAAGAGTTCCAAGGAATGTTGTTTTGCCAGCTTGTTGCCTTCGAACCAGGCCATTCTCAACGCTATATACAACTTAAAAATGATGCTGAATCTTATGAAATAAGATCCGTAACATCAGATGAACTTTCTAAAATGACTGTTGAAGAAGCTGAAGAAGCACGCACAGAGAGGGAACAGGTTGTGCGTGAGTTTATAGATTCAATTCTTTATTTCGGTATATTTGGTAACAGCATCGTAGTAATGCAATCCAGATCTCTTACAACAAGAGAACTTGAAACACATCTGAAATGGTTACTTGGCTCTTTAAGCAATTACTTAGGCGCAGAAAACATCTTAAAAGTTTCCGATAAACCCAAAGAAGAGATCATTGAGGAAGTTCTAAAACGACCTGTAAAATCAGTCTCTATAGGCGCACCTGTAACTGCCGTTAACGAATTGAGACAAGGAAGCAAAAGCCCAAGCTGGGTTCCCGCAGGAACTGCCTCTGAACTCCTTAAAGCTATGTTAGCAGAGAAATGGGAAAGTTTCTTACGTAGTAGCAAGCTTGAAGATTGTCTTGATGACGCTAATCTTGAAGTAACACTGAAAATCACATACAAGAGGAAAACTTCTGATTCAGGAGATGAGGATTTATCTCGCAATGAACAAAGAAGGTTAACAAGTCTTATTAAAGAAAAAAGCCGGGCTACATTATTCATGCTTACGCTACAAATTTCGATAATAATTTTTGTGGCATTGATTAGCCTTGGCAATGAGTCCTCTTTTGTTCAACAGCACATTCATACTATAAGTGAATTCGTTGTTTGTGCTTTGGTTTTTTCACTATACTCATTAATTCCTGTTTTACTAGGGGTAAAGGAAGTCATTGATTTTGAAGGATTAATAAAAACACGAAAAACATTAAACAAGCGTAAAAAATCTGCATTATCCAAGCTTGGGAAGTAATCCAAGCTTGGGTTCGCACTCTTAAATCATTCTCAAAACACCATCAATAAAACCTAAAGCAGTTTGCAATTCCTTTCTGATCGTACCGTCCGAGCATTTTCGCTTCTTTGCAATTGTACGGAGTGAAATCCCGATAACAAAATGTGCGATTATCAGTTCATATTCTTCAGGCCTATATTTACGTAACCGAGCCACACAGCCGTCTATCATAATGCCTTCATCATCATCGCATTGGAGTCGTGACTTTTTACCATGTGGCAAAAGCCCCTTGAAGCCCGCTGCTATCGGTTGCCAATCGACACCACTATTTTCTGCTGCAGCCCATGCCCCCCAGCGGTCTAAAACCTCATACATATCACGCCCCATTACTATCACCTCTAATTTCGCAAATCTTCACGCCCAGCCGACCACCAGGAACGAGCTTACCGCGCACAATATTGATTTCATCAAACTGCTCGTCGTCTATGAGAAGCCCCGCATGCGTCAGTGCATCCAGCGGTGCTTTCAGGATATTGTCCAGGTCCCGACGGCGCTTATCCGGCGGCTCTGCAGTAATTTTTATTGCCAGCCTTCCGGACAGGTTTAATTTCAGCCGCTGCTGGCGGACAATAAGTGCCACATCCCGGCGATAACGCTCACCGGCTTTTGATACAAAATATGTGCTGCCACGACGACGCCAGTAGGTGTTCACCGTCGGCGGGTAAGGCAAAACAAACTCTATACGCATCAGTAACCTCTTTTACCCGAGCACGCCGGTTGCAAAGGCGCGATCAAGAAAACGAAAAATTAAATCAATCTGGGAACCATGCTTTTCTTCAAATGCCAGCGGATCAGCATGAAGTTCGTTGTGATGCTCCCGGCACAACGGTAGCGTGAAAATATCGTGAGATTTTGTCCCCATTCCGCCCTGACCATGACCAATCAGGTGATGGGGATCGTCGGCTGGCTTACCACAACACGCACACGGCTGTGTCTTCACCCAGCGTGTGTATTTCTCGTTAACCCAGCGGCGACGTTTAGGTCGTTTCATGAAAGATTCCGGAGACTCCGGATCAACGGCAATGCTGACCACCGTCTTTTCCTGTGGCGGTTTTTGTTGCTGGTGGGCGTGAAGTGGTAGCACAATATTTTTTGTGCGCTGCTTCAGTATGCTGGTGGCAGTCTGCTCTCCCGGCATGATGTCGCTTTCGCGGTACACAGAGCGAATTTTTTCCGCACGCAACCCCAGAGAACGACGTAATACTGCCTCCGGAAGCGCGTCCGCTACCTGATTGCAGACCGACCACCAGGATAATTCAGCCAGCGATAATTCCCGTTCCTGCGTGCCATTCATTGCATGGCGTATGACGTCAATCATCCATGCTGACAGGTTTTGATGAGCAAGTTGCCCGAGTGATTCGGATGTCTGGTCACGCAACTGGTTGTCGCAGTGCCAGCACAACACCATCGCGCCGGTACCGTAACGATGTATGACGATTTCACTGTGATGATAGTCACCATGAGGCCACTGGCAGGATTTGACATGACGCAACAGCCAGTCAGACAGTGCCCCAGCGCCGCCAGCAGCACGAATCACCCGCTCATCGCTGAAAAATGGCAGTAATGATTTATCCTCCGCCAGCGGCTGGCGAACGGCAGGGACGACTCCGGACGGCAGACCGCGCATGCTTTTCGGTTCAGGCTCCACCAGCACTCGAGGGTTATGAAATACTTGCATGGATTCACGGCCCGGCCTAAGGACCACCAGCCCGAGTTCCGGTACCAGAACAGGTCGAAGTAATATCCGCACGTTACCTCCAGATCCGTTGCTGGTATGTGCGGGATGGGCGCGGTGGGCGTTCGGAATAAGGGAGCCTGACATAGATTATCCAGTGACGATAATCGAGGCTGAGGGCTTTCTTAATCTCGTATCCGCGTCTGCGATAGTTATGAATTAGCCATTCGGCCTGTTCTTCAGTACATGGGTCATGCTGGAACCAGTCAGATTTGAAAGTGCGGGAACGCCGCCCGTGCCTGCTGGCAAAGACGGCAGAATCATCAGAATTGTGTAATTTGGTATCGTGCGCCATCGGTTGTCTCTGCTGGCGCAGCAGGTGCCAGTTGTTCAGGCTGGCGTGCGAATTGTAAACCAGAATGCCAGGAAAAAACAAAACCCGCCGAAGCGGGTATGCTAAAACAAACTGAAAGTAATATACCGGACTTGTAAAGGAACGATAGAATAATTATTGGATTAAACCCTGACTCAATCCAGATTTCATAGGCAACAACTACGGACTAATCATCACAGTCATGTTTGATAGACTTAGTCCACATTGGGTGAGGGTTTACGGCGTTTTCACTAATAATTTATCGTCCAAGCTATACACTACTGCCCTGTTTTAACGAAGTTTTTAAAGGAAACAACTGCCTGATAGGGGTTTGGTTGACAGCCAAACATATTATCGCAAAAAGGCTTGATGAAAATTCTTGAGGATCCATCTTCATTTGGCATTTTACTCACTTGATAAGCGAGGAATGGACTATTTGGAGAGGGATTATAAGTGGAAATTAGCGTGTCTGTCGCCGTTTGAATTTTCCATGAGGAATTATTAGCCAACCAGAATTGCGCTCGTTTCCAATAAAAGTCACATTGCTTTTCATCATTACATGTTAGTGGCTTCATTGCTTCTGCTTTCAACGCTGGATCGATCTTTGCTGCACACCCTCCCAACATTACTGTTGCAATCATTACACCTGCGACTAAAACAAGTTTCTTCATCTCCCTGCCCCATCAATAAAAGTTCGGTTCTCTAATAACTAGAGTTAATCAACGGAAAAAACGCCGAAGCGGGTTAAGTGCGGGTGCGTTGAGGATGCCTGACACATCAGAGGTGGCGAGGGATTTCTCCCCCGCCAGGTCTCTTACTCCTCAGGTTCGTAAGCTGTGAAGACAGCGACCTCCGTCTGGCCGGTTCGGATTCGTACCTCGCAGAGGTCTTTCCTCGTTACCAGTGCCGTCACAATGACGGTTAAACAGATGACGATCAGGGCGATTAACATCGCCTTTTGCTGCTTCATAGCCTGCTTCTCCTTGCCTTTCGGCACGTAAGAGGCTAACCTAGATTTGCCGTTCATAGATTGAGCCTCAGATTAATGTTAAGCGTCTTGCAGGACGCGTAATGTTAACTGGGGCTTTTCTCTATCTGCCTTTGGTGTTCATGCCTGAGACAGATAGCCTCAAGCACCCGCAGCCATTCTACTTAACTCCCGTTACCTCGCCAATATAAAATCAATCAGAAAGGTGATCCATAAAATCACTCCTTCTCTTCTTTTCCGTAGTGGAGTTGGCCAATTTTGATAAGAGGGCGTCCCTGAGATTTGCGGTGTAGATTGGTATCGCGCAGAGAATACACACAGCCACAATATTCCTGCTGATAGAATTTTTCGCGCTTGCTGATTTCAATCATACGGGACGAGCCGCCCTGCTTGCGCCAGTTATAATCCCAGTACACCATACCCGGATAATGCGCAACAGCTCGCCGCCCACACTCGTTAACCTGCTGCATATTTTTCCAGCGTGAAATGCCCAGTGAACTGCTGATCACACTGAAACCATTTTCAGCAGCGTACAACGCTGTCCGCTCAAAACGCATGTCAAAACACATGGTACAACGGATCCCCCTCTCAGGCTCCCATTCCATTCCTTTGGCACGTTCAAACCAGTTGTCGGTGTCGTAATCAGCATCGATAAACGGCACGCCGTGTTGTTCAGCAAAGCGAATATTTTCATCCTTACGAATTAAATACTCTTTCTGAGGATGAATGTTCGGGTTGTAGAAAAAGATGGTGTAGTCGATTCCCGAGGCCTGAAGCGCCTCCATCACTTCACCGGAACATGGAGCACAGCAAGAGTGCAGTAGTAGTTTGTTTGCCCCGTTTGGGAGCTCCAATTTAGGCCGTTTGAAATCAGCAATAGTCATAAATATTTTTATTGGGGTCATGAAAATAGCACAGAGTGTAGCATCAGAGCAGGTCTATCGGGAATATATGTCTAAATCTGGTAATATCTGGTTTTGACGCAAAGCGGACAACCACGCTGGCTCTACCCTGCGCCATGAAAATGTCAATTCACATCTGAACTAATGCTCTTTAATCTAGTAACGTCTAAAATACCTAACATTTCCTTGATAAAATGCCAGTACACGCTGCATAGCTTCGCTCTTCCGGCACTCGCGACAGATTATATTCAGGCGCCTGTCGTAGCGGCGTATTTCGCCGTCTGGTAACGACCAGATAAGGTCCGGATCAACCACTGCAGGTTTCTTCACCTTTGCCCTTGAGAGTTTTTTGCGAGCATTTTGCCAGTCCTTACGCGCCTGTTCAGACGGGAATAACCCGTAACCAGAGTTGTATACATCGCCACTGGCAACCAGCTCTCTGGCGAGAACACTCATCAGATATCTTGTCGCACCTGTCCTGGCTTCCAGTTGCCGCAACGTCTCGCGACCGCTCAGACGTACAAGTTCAACAACCTGCCCTTTAATTTTTTCCCGCTCTTCTTGTGTAAATACTTTTGCCATAAGCGCCTCCGGCAATCACTTTTCCGATACAACACGGCGGGAAGAATCAGTAATCTGTCGAACAATATCCCGGTGCTTGTTCAGCTCCCGCAGCGCGGCGCAGACTCGCTCCCACTTCTGAACATCACTTTTCGCCCTGCGCAGCGCCAGGTTTGCCCTGCGAAGGGACGGAAAAATCAGCTCATCTGCTTGCGTTTCGGTAAACGATGGCAACGGCTGCACAATGTCCGCCACAGTTTCTGTTTTAATTTCTTCCTGTGTTGCGGCTTCCCGGACTGGTAACGCAGCACCTGCTGGCTGAGGAAAGGCCTTACCATCACTTTCCGTTACCAGCGCGGCTTTCGGCTCTGCTGGTAAATTATCGCCCGGCATGCAGTAACGAAATTTACCGTTCTGATTAACGCGTGCCAGCCGCCCCGTTGCGGTTACCACCGCCAGCGTGGAAGCAACCTTGCGAGTACTGACACCGAACTTACCCGCCAGTTCCTCACACGTTTTAGCCCCATCCTGACCGATAAACTCAATCATCATGTCTGCGGTAACTTTTTGTTCGACCTCCCCGGTCAGCATATCCTGTGCTTCAGATTTTACTGGCCGCTCTTCGGTTACCCGGGATTCACCTTCGCCAGCCAGAAACCAGGTGTGACCAGTTTTATCAACGACGCCTTTTCTTTTGAGTTCCCACAGCTCGTTGACAGCCTCTTCACGACTGATTCCAAGGCGAGCTGCCACCACATGTGAAGAGGCTTTTTTCAGTGCTTTCAGTGCGTCAGATACGGTTTCCATTAAAATTTCCTCCGGACAAAATTACTTCACAACCCTCATATTGCTGACATTTGGACGCCAGCTATCCCAGTTAAACGTCACCCATCGACCACCGTTCATGGTCATGCGGTCCATAATCCTCTCACCAAGAAGCGTACTCATTGCGGCATGATTCAGGTTTGTTAACATCCCGACACTGCACAGTGATGCTGTCCGGCGATCAATTATCTGGTGCAATACCACCTGCTCGTTTTTCGTCTCCCGCTGAACGCCTATTTCATCCAGGACCAGCAAATCAACCCCGCAAAGCTCCTGTAAAAATTTTTCCCCGGATTTGCCGTTGTCGTAGCTGTCATGCAACACGCTCATGACGTCAGACACGGTGACGATAATCACGCTGCGCCCCTTCACCATCAGCCGGTTGCCCATCGCCGCTGCAAGGTGATTTTTCCCGGTGCCGGTTTTACCGCTGAACACAAAATTCGTGCACCCGGTCATCAGTTCGTCAGCTATGGATTTGGCCTGGCTCAGCGCGTATTTTTGCCCGTCGTTCTGCACCTGATAATTTGCAAACGAGCATTTGCTGTGCAGAGGCTGGATGCCCGAACGATTCAGGATTTTTTCCACCCGCAACTGGCGATTCTGGCGGTTAATCTCCTCGCTGCGTTTTCGTCCTTCAGCAAGTTGCCATTCCCGCCACTCCTCCACCGTCCGGTACGGTGGAACCGACCCCTGTGGTGCAAGTCTGCGAATACGTTCAAGAACCCCAACTGCCGCAATGTTTTTCATGACACGTCACCCCCTGAATCCCGGCGGTATTTCAGTGTCCGGTTCAGAAATGTGATTCACGCAACGCTGCGCAGGCGAACGCCCCAGGCGGATAACCAGTTCATCCCATTTTTCCCGGAGTTTTGCCGGACTCATGATGTTTTTTACCCAGAACGAATCCCGCTGGAGACGCCCAAACATTTCACAAATTTGTCTGTGAGTTCTGCCATCCAGCATCCGCATTGTGCGAACGTCATTGGCCCATGCTGTCCAGTTGGGTTCTTTCGGTCTAGTGATCTCGCCATCATAGCTGGCCGCCTGCTCGTAAAGACTCACGATTCGTCCCCAGATCCACTGTGCGCACACCAAATCTTCCTGACTTCCCCACTGGCGTTTTTTCGCACTGAACACAACCGCGTCAGGGTGTCGGGTTAAAAAATCCTGTTCAGCCGTCTGCGGGTCCGGTTGCGAAGCGTCCGGACAAGAAGATCTTTTATCTGACGGATCAGGTTTTAATACTGACGGATCGGGGTCAATCATCGCCCCCCTAATCGGCAGTTTTTTATCAACAGTTGATCCATCAAAATTTGACGGGTCAACCGTTGAGGGGTCAATATTTGACGGGTCAACTGTTAACGGGTCATTTTTTGCCGGGCTAATTTTTCTTTTCGGTTTATATGACTCACGCGCCGCCGCCGCAGCTGCTTCGAGTTTTTCCACATTAAGCCGATAGATATTGCTTACATTACGCCCACCGACCTTACGCTCTTCCTTCGTCAGCCAGCCCTCTTTCGCCAGTTCTGCAATAGCCGATTTCACTGTGGATTCACTTCTTGCACCGATCTGACGCCGGATAGTTTCAATGGCAGGCCATGACACGCCCTCGTCATTGCTGTAGTCTGCAAGACGGGCCATAACCGCCACCCTGGATAAGATCATGCCGGTGAAGGCGCACCCTTCCCAGACAAGACCATGAAGCTTGCTGCTCATAAAACCCCCGAACACCGTGCTTTTAGTGCATCACCACAGCATTCCCTGCCGGGCCGCCGCGATTCATCTGGTCATACAAAACAACCGCTGACGCAACAAAATCATCGACATCCTTCACCAGCCGATCCCTCCGTTCGACGATCTCACGGTAATATTCAGAACTGTGGCTGCGCATACGGGCCACCAGCAAAGGCGGCATCGCCTTTTCGATCGCCGGTAACAGAGCCTGCATTTTTTCAACAGCATCAGGGGTGTCTTTCTCTACCCAGCGGAAAATTTTCTGGGTATTGCGAGCCAGGGCTTCCGGATGGCTGTCGTCATACAGTTCTGGGAACGTCATACCCAACTCAAAATAAGCCTGGGTTATTCCAGCTGCTGGAACTTTTTCGCCATCAGGACGCGCCCAGGCATTCATCGCCATGCGGATGTGTTCATGCTTGATTTTCATGAATCAAGCTCCTAGAAAGTGGTTGTGTTAACGTTTTGGTATCTTCCAGCTCGGGCCAAATATTCATCCAATCAAAAGGCCTTAGTTGCTGACGTGTAACTTCACCATTACTGGCTCGCTCAATAAGGACACATAACGATGCCCCTAACACTTGACCTTTACTCAATGCCTTTCTTAGATAACCGATGCTGGTACCACACTCGCATGCAAACATACGCTGTTCATCTGACGAAAGAGAATTGAGAAATATTCTTAATTCTTCCATAGCTACTCCTTAGTAAACACAGCAAAGAATACCCACAGGTAAACAAAAGTCAATACCCACAGGTTGTTTACCTTGCGGTAATCGCATCTATTATTTACCTATGGACAAATATGAATTTAGACGACAGCAACTCATCAAAATTCGTGATGAGAAATGCGATGGTAAAGCGGTTAACGTGGCCAGAAAGATCGGGCGCGAGCCTTCTTATGTATCAAGAATGTTGTACCCAGAGGGGAAAAAGGGAAAAAAACGGATCGCTGATGATATGGTGGAGATTATCGAAGAGTCCTTTGGGTTACCCCGGGGATGGATGGATGGTATCGTTTCATCATCAACGAACACAGCCTCCAGTTATGAAACAAGGGTTCTAACGCCACGACAACGTATTTTTTTAGATCTCTTAGACGAACTGCCAGAAAGTGAAGCGGATAAATTATTAAAAACTCTTGAAGAGAAAAAACAGTATTACAATATGATCTACGAAGAAATCCGTAAAAAGAAAGCACAAAACGCATCATAGCTCACCAAACAACTAGTCACCAGTTAAGACACCGCAAAAATTTACCCATGGGTATTTACTTTTTAAATACCTATGGGTATCCTTCTTTTCATACCAACCCACCCCGCCCCACAGAATGCAGGGCAATACTTCGAGTTACCAGGCAGTGGTCAGGGGTTAAGTAGCCAGCCCGAGGCGTAAGAACATGACGGCAGGGTTCAACTTTAATAACTATGCAGCAGGTTTTTGTTCCGCTACCCCGGCGTTAAGGGGAAATGAGGTCAACATGGATACTATCGATCTTGGCAACAACGAATCTCTGGTGTACGGCGTGTTTCCAAACCAGGACGGCACGTTCACCGCAATGACGTATACCAAAAGCAAAACGTTTAAAACCGAAAATGGTGCCCGTCGCTGGCTGGAAAGAAACTCAGGTGAGTGATATGGATTTCGACACAATCATGGAAAAGGCTTACGAAGAATACTTCGAAGGCCTTGCCGAAGGCGAAGAAGCTCTCAGCTTCAGTGAGTTTAAACAGGCGCTTTCCAGTTCGGCAAAATCTAACGGCTGATAAGCGAAACAGCACCGCGAGGAATCAGTATGCAGAAACGAGAACCCGTCATCATCGCGCCAGACTATACCGATGATGAACTTTATGAGTGGATGCGCCAGAAAATTAATGCAGCGCAGGATCTGAAATGGGCTAATGAAGCCAGGGCTAAGCAGGCTGAAAATCTGTCCGCTCTGGAGCAGGATATCACCAATCTGGAAAAAGCAGCGGCATTAAGCATTGCCAGAATGATTACATACCCGCGTTAGTAGCTAATCAACAAAGCTAAGGTTAGTAATTAAGGAGTTCTCCACGGGTGAGGTGGAGTGCGTGCGCCGGACACGGGTGCGCATCCGGAACTGACAGTTTACTGAAAGGATATTTCCCTGAAAAGTCAGACCATAACGCGAAAGCGCACGGCGAGGTAGCTGGTTCATAGATAGCCTGTCGTTAAATTATCGTCGACCGTGCGCTTCCGGTTGTGGCACTCCGCGAAATGGCGCGGCGGTAAGTATGGCGGGGTTATTCCTTCACCGTTGAGGACACCGGGTTGTCAGGTTGACCATACGCTTAAGTGACAACCCCGCTGCAACGCCCTCTGTTATCAATTTTCTGGTGACGTTTGGCGGTATCAGTTTTACTCCGTGACTGCTCTGCCGCCATTTTTAAAGTGAATTTTGTGATGCGGTGAATGCGGCTAAGCGCACGCGGAACAGTTAAAACCAAAAACAGTGTTATGGGTGGATTCTCTGTATCCGGCGTTAATTGTTAACTGGTTAACGTCACCTGGAGGCACCAGGCACCGCATCACAAAACTCATTGTTGAGGGCGCGATAATGAAAACGTTATTACCAAACGTTAATACGTCTGAAGGTTGTTTTGAAATTGGTGTCACTATCAGTAATCCTGTATTTACTGAAGATGCCATTAACAAAAGAAAACACGAACGGGAGTTATTAAATAAAGTATGCATTGTTTCAATGCTGGCCCGTTTACGTCTGATGCCAAAAGGATGTGCACAATGAATCCAGTATTTGCACTTATTCTGACGGTTTTTCTTGTTTCCGGAGAGCCAGTTGATATTGCAGTCAGTGTTCACAGAACAATGCAGGAATGTATGGCAGCAGCAACCGAACAGAAAATTCCAGGCAACTGTTATCCGGTCGATAAAGTTATTCACCAGGATAATAACGAAATCCCGGCAGGATTTTAAAACAGCACCGTAATAAATATCCAGTTTCATTCTTATATGTCAGCAATGGCAGAGATTTGTTCACCCTTAAATCTGTGATGAGGTTTACCAATAATGAGCACTGATAAAGAAGAATTTGCACTATATTGCGAAGCAAAAAATGACAAAGTAAGAAAACGCCTAGGAATTAAAGGTGGTTTTTACTGGACTACAGCAAAAAAATTATCTGTTGCAATCTCCCGCTGCATTACCGCAATGGATGACAACGATTATGATGAAGACGACTTTAAAAAACCCGTCCGCGTCAATTTGCCCGTTGTTGACGACCTTCCGCCAGAAGGCGTGTTTGATACTGAATTCTGCAACCGCTATGAAAAAGGCGGGAAAGATGGCATCACAATGACATTTATCGGCCCTTCCCCCTCTGTTCAGGACAAACCAGCCAGCACTGACAATACCAACATCAACGGCGAAGACATGACTGAGATTGAGGAGAGCATGCTTCTGCCTGTCTCCGGTCAGGAACTGCCCATTCGTTGGCTTGCTCAACACGGCAGCGAAAAACCAGTAACGCACGTTTCACGCGACGAACTCCAGGCATTACACATTGCACGGGCTGAAGAACTACCGGCTGTTACTGCCCTGGCTATTTCGCATAAAACCAGTCTGCTCGACTCGCTGGAGATTCGCGACCTCCACAAACTGGTTCGTGACACTGACAAAGTTTTCCCTAATCCTGGTAATTCAGACCTGGGACTAATAACTGCTTTTTTCGAAGCATACCTGGACGCTGACTACACTGATCGGGGTCTGCTGACAAAAGAGTGGATGAAAGGAAATCGTGTTTCACGCATCACCCACACGGCTTCCGGTGCTAATGCTGGCGGTGGGAACAAAACCGATCGCAATCCGAATTTAGTACACACCCTCGACACACTGGATGTGGAGATTGCAGCAGCCACACTTCCGATGGATTTTAATATTTATGAAATTCCGGGCAGCGTTTATCGTCGCGCAAAAGAAGTAGTCCTGAACAAAGAAAGTCCGTTCAAAGAATGGTCCGCAGCACTTCGTGCAACCCCGGGTATTCTGGACTATTCCCGCGCCGCTATTTTTGCACTTATCCGAAGCGCACACCCTGAATTTTATCACTACCCGGGACGCCTTCAGGGGTATATCAACGCCTATTTGACGGAAACTGATCACGAGAACCCCAGCAAGGAAACTCTCACAACTGCCCGGCATACGCCGGAAAAAGATATCCTGGAAGAAATTTACCGCGAGGTGGTTACTGAGCGTGAAACAGAAGAAGAAAAACCACAACCATCTGACGCAATGGCAGGTGAACAGGCAACAACTGAAACAATGGAACCGGATACAACTGAACATGGCCAGAACGCGCAGTCGCTGGATGCTCAGTCGCAGGTGAGTTCCGCTAACCAAGTAAAAGTCACCGCTGACGAAGTAAACAAAATTATGCAGGCAGCCAATATCAGCCAGCCTGACGCCGATAAGTTACTTGCTGTATCGCGTGGTGAATTTGTTGAGGGGATTAGCGACCCTAATGATCCGAAATGGGTCAAGGGGATCCAGACTCGCGATTCTGTGAACCAGAACCAGCATGAATCGGAACGGAACAACCAAAAAGCGGAACAAAACAGCCCAAATGCGTTACAAAACGAGCCAGAAACGAAACAATCCGAACCAGTAGCGCAACAGGAACCGGAAAAAGTCTGCACCGCCTGCGGTCAGAGCGGTGGCGGCAACTGCCCTGATTGTGGCGCGGTGATGGGCGACGCAACATACCAGGAAACATTCGATGAAGAGAATCAGGTTGAAGTTCAGGAAAATGATCCGGAGGAAATGGAAGGCGCTGAACATCCACACAAGGAGAACCCTGGCGGCAATCAGCATCACGCCAGCGATAATAAAACTGGCGAGGCGACAGATCCCTTAATTAAGGTGAATGGTCATCATAAGCTCACATCCACCAGCAGAGCGGGGATTCATCTGATGATCGACCTTGAAACCATGGGAAAAAATCCCGATGCCCCGATTATCTCAATAGGCGCAATATTTTTCGATCCACAAACCGGAGATATGGGACCGGAATTTAGCAAGACCATCGATCTGGATACTGCTGGCGGAGTCATTGATCGTGACGTCATTAAATGGTGGCTAAAGCAATCACGTGAAGCGCAGTCTGCCATTATGACCGATGAAATCCCGTTAGATGATGCACTACTGCAATTGCGGGAATTTATCGACGAAAACTCCGGTGAATTTTTTGTTCAGGTCTGGGGTAATGGGGCCAACTTCGACAACGTGATTTTACGCCGTTCATACGAACGACAGGGTATCCCCTGCCCGTGGCGCTACTGCAACGATCGCGATGTACGCACAATCGTTGAGCTGGGGAAAGCCATAGACTTCGATGCCAGAACTGCTATCCCATTCGAAGGTGAGCGCCATAATGCACTTGATGACGCTCGTTACCAGGCAAAATACGTTTCAGCTATCTGGCAAAAACTGATCCCGAGTCAGGCTGATTTTTAATGTTCAACCCTAATTGCCGCTAACCGTATATAGTTAGCGGCGGTTATGAGATATAGCTATGAGCAGCTTATTTTTAACCGAAGATGAATTGCTAATATTAACGGGCTGCAAATATGCAAGCCACCAGCGAAAATGGCTAATGGAAAACGGGCTTCCGTTCTATACCAATCGTAGTGGCAAACCGATTGTCAGCCGGGATCTATTTACCTGCAATAAAACTTTACCACCACGCGAGGTAGAGCCGAATTTTGGTGCGATCTGATGGGAAGACGAAGGAAAAATCCTGAACACGAAAAATTACCTCCAAATGTATACCCAAATAAATATAGTTATGTATGGAAACCAACATCCAGAGAATCTGTCACACTAACCGCCATCAAGGATGGTTTAGCTGCTTTATGGAAAAAGTATGAGGAAACTGTAAATAATCGCGATCGTGCAATGACATTCGGTCGCTTGTGGGAAAAATTCCTCGCCAGCGCCTATTACAGTGACCTTAGTCCAAGAACACAAAAAGATTATCTGCAACATCAAAAAAAGTTGCTTGCCGTATTCGGTAAGGTACCAGCGGATTCCATAAAACCAGAACACATCCGTCGATACATGGACAAAAGAGGGGAGCAGAGTAAAACGCAAGCCAACCATGAAAAAAGCAGTATGTCCCGTGTTTACAGTTGGGGGTATGAGCGAGGGTACGTGAAGGCTAACCCATGTGCAGGTGTAAGTAAATTCAAGGCCAAAAACCGCGAACGATATGTAACCGACAAAGAATACCAGGCAGTATTAAGCGTTGCACCTCTTCCTGTTTTTATCGCAATGGAAATTGCCTATCTGTGTGCAGCGAGGGTTTCCGATGTGTTATCGCTGAAATGGGAACAGATTGGAAACGACGGGATATTCATCCAGCAAGGGAAAACCGGAAAAAAACAGATAAAAGCATGGAGCCCACGATTACAGGCAGCGATCGAAAAAGCAAAACAGTTACCAAAATCTGCCTATGTGATCAGCAATCAATACGGCAACCGATATATGTACAAAGGCTTTAACGAAATGTGGGTAGATGCAAGAAATCGTGCTGGAAAAATTTCAGGTATTTTAACCGACTTCACCTTTCATGATCTGAAGGCGAAAGGAATTTCAGACTATGAAGGAAGCAGCCGGGATAAGCAACTTTTCTCTGGTCACAAAACCGAAGGGCAAGTGCTAATCTATGACAGGAAGGTTAAAGTTTCACCAACACTTGATGTCCCGTTACCTGAAAATATTCCAAGAAAATATTCCAAGTAATTCCAAGTGTGATTTTTGTCACTGACTTAATGATGTGTAAGTGATTGAATTTTGGCGGAGAGAGGGGGATTTGAACCCCCGGTGGAGTTGCCCCCACTCCGGTTTTCGAGACCGGTCCGTTCAGCCGCTCCGGCATCTCTCCGTTCAGATGGTTGCCATGATGCCAGGAAATTTGGCATTTTAACAGTCCCTGTCCGTGCAATTTTGTTCAAGTGACGAGTTTGCGAGCAAAACGATGATTAAGTGGCCCTGGAAAGTACAAGAATCAGCACATCAAACTGCCCTTCCCTGGCAGGAAGCACTATCGATCCCCCTTTTAACGTGTCTGACGGAACAGGAACAAAGCAAATTAGTCACTCTTGCCGAACGTTTTTTACAGCAAAAGCGGCTTGTTCCTTTACAGGGCTTTGAACTGGATTCATTAAGAAGCTGCCGGATAGCACTTCTATTTTGCCTACCCGTTCTGGAGTTAGGACTGGAATGGCTGGATGGTTTTCATGAAGTCTTAATTTATCCTGCGCCATTTGTGGTCGATGATGAATGGGAAGACGATATCGGTCTGGTGCATAACCAACGTATTGTTCAGTCAGGTCAGAGCTGGCAGCAAGGGCCTATCGTTTTGAACTGGTTGGATATACAAGATTCTTTTGATGCTTCTGGTTTTAACCTGATTATTCATGAAGTCGCTCATAAGCTGGACACCCGTAACGGCGATCGCGCCAGCGGAGTTCCCTTTATTCCGTTGCGTGAGGTTGCTGGCTGGGAACACGATCTTCATGCTGCAATGAACAACATTCAGGAAGAAATCGAATTGGTTGGCGAGAATGCGGCGAGCATTGATGCTTATGCTGCCAGTGATCCTGCTGAATGTTTTGCCGTACTTTCTGAATATTTCTTTAGCGCCCCAGAACTTTTTGCTCCTCGTTTCCCTTCATTGTGGCAACGTTTCTGCCAATTTTATCAACAAGATCCTTTGCAGAGACTGCATCGCACTAATGATACAGACTCGTTTTCGGCGACGAATGTTCATTAATTAACAACTTTGCAGATTAATTAACCAATTGAAATGACTTATGAAATTTAGTGTTGACAGACAAGGTACCGCTAAGTAATATGCGCCCCGTTCACACGATTCCTCTGTAGTTCAGTCGGTAGAACGGCGGACTGTTAATCCGTATGTCACTGGTTCGAGTCCAGTCAGAGGAGCCAAATTCTAAAAATTCGCTTTTTTAGCGCAATGTCACTGACCTTAGTTGAACATTGTTTTTTAACGGATAGCGGGTTTTTAACATCTTAAGCGCCCTCGACCTTTATGGTTGAGGGCGTTTTGCTATGAACGCCATCACCATTTTCCCCTCGATTATAAAACTTGAGTTATTCAGTAGTCTCCCCTCTTGCAACTCACCCCCAAAACTGCCTAACGAAAAGTTATTAATTTTCAATCATATTGCTATCAGGATTTACATTTTTTCGCTGTGCTAGAAAGGGCGCATGTATGTTAGCTCGTTCAGGGAAGGTAAGCATGGCTACGAAGAAGAGAAGTGGAGAAGAAATAAATGACCGACAAATCTTATGCGGGATGGGAATTAAACTACGCCGCTTAACTGCGGGTATCTGCCTGATAACTCAACTTGCGTTCCCTATGGCTGCGGCAGCACAAGGTGTGGTAAACGCCGCAACCCAACAACCAGTTCCTGCACAACTCGCCATTGCAAATGCCAATACGGTGCCCTACACCCTTGGAGCGCTGGAAATCGGCCCAAAGCGTTGCCGAACGTTTCGGTATTTCGGTGGCTGAGTTACGCAAACTCAACCAGTTTCGTACGTTTGCTCGAGGTTTTGATAATGTCCGCCAGGGTGATGAACTGGATGTCCCGGCACAAGTTAGTGAAAATAATTTAACCCCGCCACCGGGTAATAGCAGCGGCAACCTTGAGCAACAGATAGCCAGTACTTCACAGCAAATCGGGTCTCTGCTCGCCGAGGATATGAACAGCGAGCAAGCGGCAAATATGGCGCGTGGATGGGCCTCTTCTCAGGCTTCAGGCGCAATGACAGACTGGTTAAGCCGCTTCGGTACCGCAAGAATCACGCTGGGCGTGGATGAAGATTTTAGCCTGAAGAACTCCCAGTTCGATTTTCTCCATCCGTGGTATGAAACGCCTGATAATCTCTTTTTCAGTCAGCATACTCTCCATCGTACTGACGAGCGTACACAGATTAACAACGGCTTAGGTTGGCGTCATTTCACTCCCACATGGATGTCGGGCATCAACTTCTTTTTCGACCACGATCTTAGCCGTTACCACTCCCGCGCCGGCATTGGCGCGGAGTACTGGCGCGACTATCTAAAATTAAGCAGTAACGGCTATTTGCGACTGACCAACTGGCGCAGCGCACCTGAACTGGACAACGATTATGAAGCACGCCCGGCCAATGGCTGGGATGTACGCGCAGAAGGCTGGCTACCCGCCTGGCCGCACCTTGGCGGTAAACTGGTCTATGAACAGTATTATGGCGATGAAGTGGCCCTGTTCGATAAAGACGATCGGCAAAGTAATCCTCATGCCATAACCGCTGGACTTAACTATACCCCCTTCCCGCTAATGACCTTCAGCGCGGAGCAACGCCAGGGTAAACAGGGCGAAAATGACACCCGTTTTGCCGTCGATTTTACCTGGCAACCTGGCAGCGCAATGCAGAAACAGCTTGACTCGAATGAAGTCGCTGCACGGCGTAGCCTTGCAGGCAGCCGTTATGATCTGGTGGATCGCAACAACAACATCGTTCTGGAATATCGCAAAAAAGAACTGGTCCGCCTGACCCTGACAGACCCCGTGACAGGGAAGTCAGGAGAAGTGAAATCACTGGTTTCGTCGCTACAAACCAAATATGCCCTGAAAGGCTATAACGTCGAAGCCACCGCTCTGGAAGCTGCCGGTGGTAAAGTGGTTACAACGGGTAAAGATATTCTGGTTACCCTGCCGGCGTACCGGTTCACCAGTACGCCAGAAACCGATAACACCTGGCCGATTGAAGTCACCGCTGAAGATGTCAAAGGCAATTTTTCGAATCGTGAACAGAGCATGGTAGTCGTTCAGGCACCTACGCTAAGCCAGAAAGATTCCTCGGTATCGTTAAGTACCCAGACATTGAGCGCGGATTCCCATTCAACCGCCACACTGACTTTTATTGCGCATGATGCAGCAGGTAATCCTGTTATCGGGCTGGTGCTCTCGACGCGTCACGAAGGTGTTCAGGACATCACCCTTTCTGACTGGAAAGATAATGGTGACGGAAGCTATACCCAGATCCTGACCACAGGAGCGATGTCTGGCACGCTGACGCTTATGCCACAGCTGAACGGTGTGGATGCGGCTAAAGCCCCCGCCGTGGTGAATATCATTTCTGTTTCGTCATCCCGGACTCACTCGTCAATTAAGATTGATAAGGACCGTTATCTCTCCGGGAATCCTATCGAGGTGACGGTAGAACTGAGAGATGAAAATGACAAACCTGTTAAGGAGCAAAAACAGCAACTGAATACCGCAGTCAGCATCGACAATGTGAAACCTGGTGTCACTACAGACTGGAAAGAAACCGCAGATGGCGTCTATAAGGCAACCTATACCGCCTATACCAAAGGCAGTGGGCTTACTGCGAAGCTATTAATGCAAAACTGGAATGAAGATTTACATACCGCTGGATTTATCATCGACGCCAACCCGCAGTCAGCGAAAATTGCGACATTATCTGCCAGCAATAATGGTGTGCTCGCCAATGAGAATGCAGCAAACACCGTCTCGGTCAATGTCGCTGATGAAGGAAGCAACCCAATCAATGATCATACCGTCACGTTTGCGGTATTGAGCGGATCGGCAACTTCCTTCAACAATCAAAACACCGCAAAAACGGATGTTAATGGTCTGGCGACTTTTGATCTGAAAAGTAGTAAGCAGGAAGACAACACGGTTGAAGTCACCCTTGAAAATGGCGTGAAACAAACGTTAATCGTCAGTTTTGTCGGCGACTCGAGTACCGCGCAGGTTGATCTGCAGAAGTCGAAAAATGAAGTGGTTGCTGACGGCAATGACAGCGCCACAATGACCGCGACCGTCCGGGATGCAAAAGGCAACCTGCTCAATGACGTCAAGGTCACTTTCAATGTTAATTCATCAGAGGCGAAACTGAGCCAAACCGAAGTGAATAGCCACGACGGGATCGCCACAGCTACGCTGACCAGTTTGAAAAATGGTGATTATACGGTTACGGCCTCTGTGAGCTCTGGTTCTCAGGCTAATCAACAGGTGATTTTTATCGGTGATCAAAGTACTGCAGCCCTGACCCTCAGTGTGCCTTCAGGTGATATCACCGTCACCAACACAGCTCCGCTACATATGACTGTAACCTTGCAGGATAAAAATGGCAACCCACTAATAGATAAAGAAATCACCTTCTCTGTGCCAAACGACGTCGCAAGTCAGTTCTCGATTAGCAACAGCGGAAAAGGCATGACGGATAGCAACGGGACTGCAATCGCCTCCCTGACCGGCACGTTAGCGGGCACGCATATGATCACGGCTCGTCTGGCTAACAGCAATGTCAGCGATACACAGCCAATGACGTTTGTGGCGGATAAAGACAGAGCGGTTGTCGTTCTGCAAACATCGAAAGCGGAAATCATTGGGAATGGCGTGGATGAGACAACTCTGACAGCAACAGTGAAAGATCCGTCGAATCATCCGGTGGCGGGGATAACGGTCAACTTCACCATGCCACAGGACGTTGCGGCAAACTTTACCCTCGAAAATAACGGCATTGCCATCACCCAAGCCAATGGGGAAGCGCATGTCACGCTGAAAGGTAAAAAAGCGGGTACGCATACGGTTACCGCAACGCTGGGTAATAACAATACCAGTGATTCGCAGCCGGTAACGTTTGTGGCGGACAAAACCTCGGCTCAGGTTGTCCTGCAGATGTCAAAAGATGAGATCACAGGTAATGGCGTCGATAACGCAACGCTAACTGCAACGGTTAAAGATCAGTTCGACAATGAGGTGAATAATCTTCCGGTAACATTCAGCTCAGCCTCTTCAGGACTCACCCTGACCCCGGGAGTAAGTAATACCAATGAGTCTGGCATCGCGCAGGCCACTCTCGCAGGCGTTGCCTTTGGTGAGCAGACGGTCACTGCATCACTGGCTAATAATGGTGCCAGCGACAACAAAACTGTGCATTTTATTGGCGACACAGCGGCGGCAAAAATTATCGAGTTGACGCCTGTCCCAGACAGCATAATCGCCGGTACCCCGCAGAACAGCTCCGGCAGCGTCATCACCGCCACAGTCGTTGATAATAATGGCTTTCCGGTGAAAGGTGTGACTGTGAACTTCACCAGCAGAACAAACTCTGCCGAAATGACGAATGGCGGCCAAGCCGTAACGAACGAACAGGGTAAGGCTACCGTCACTTATACCAATACCCGCTCCTCGATAGAATCAGGAGCGAGACCGGATACCGTTGAGGCCAGTCTGGAAAATGGTAGCTCCACGCTTAGCACATCAATTAATGTCAACGCTGATGCGTCTACGGCACATCTCACCTTGCTACAGGCACTTTTTGATACAGTCTCCGCAGGCGACACTACCAATCTGTATATTGAGGTGAAGGATAATTACGGCAACGGTGTACCCCAGCAGGAGGTAACCCTCAGAGTATCACCAAGTGAAGGCGTGACCCCCAGTAATAACGCTATATATACTACCAACCACGACGGCAATTTTTACACAAGCTTTACCGCTACAAAAGCCGGGGTTTATCAAGTGACGGCAACCCTCGAAAATGGCGATTCGATGCAACAAACAGTGACCTATGTGCCGAACGTCGCGAATGCCGAAATCACGCTGGCAGCCTCGAAGGATCCGGTGATTGCCGACAATAACGATCTCACGACACTAACAGCAACAGTCGCTGATACAGAGGGCAATGCGATAGCCAACACTGAAGTAACATTTACTCTGCCGGAAGATGTGAGGGCGAACTTCACGCTGAGCGATGGCGGTAAAGCGATTACTGATACTGAAGGCAAAGCGAAAGTCACGCTGAAAGGTATAAAAGCAGGCGCTCATACTGTTACAGCATCGATGGCTGGCAGTAAGAGTGGACAACTGGTGGTGAACTTTACTGCGGATACGCTCACTGCGCAGGTTAATCTTAACGTTACCGAGGACAATTTCATCGCCAATAACATTGGGATGACCAAGCTGCAGGCAACAGTGACTGATGGAAACGGCAACCCATTCGCCAATGAGGCGGTGACATTCACGCTACCGGCAGATGTGAGCGCAAGCTTCACTCTCGGACAAGGCGGTTCCGCCATTACTGATATCAACGGCAAGGCTGAAGTTACACTGAGCGGTACCAAATCCGGCACCTATCCCGTGACAGTTAGCGTGATCAATTATGGTGTCAGTGATACGAAACAGGTGACTTTGATTGCCGATGCTGGTACCGCAACACTAGCCTCCTTAACCTCTGTATACTCATTCGTCGTCAGCACGACCGAGGGCGCGACCATGACTGCAAGCGTCACTGACGCTAACGGCAACCCGGTAGAAGGCATAAAAGTTAATTTCCGCGGAACCTCCGTCACGCTAAGCAGCACCAGCGTTGAAACGGATGATCAGGGTTTCGCTGAAATTCTTGTGACAAGCACCGAAGTCGGACTGAAAACAGTTTCAGCCTCTCTGGCAGATAAACCTACTGAAGTCATATCGCGATTACTGAATGCAAAAGCAGATATTAATTCTGCAACGATTACCAGTCTGGAGATACCTGAAGGTCAGCTAATGGTCGCACAAGACGTAGCAGTTAAAGCTCACGTCAACGACCAGTTTGGCAACCCGATTCTTAATGAATCTGTAACATTCAGTGCAGAGCCACCAGAGCACATGACCATCAGCCAAAATATTGTCTCTACTGATACGCATGGTATAGCCGAGGTCTCCATGACGCCCGAAAGAAACGGTTCGTATATGGTGAAAGCATCCCTGGCGAATGGAGCCTCACTTGAGAAACAACTGGAGGCTATTGATGAAAAACTGACACTCACGGCGTCCAGTCCGCTTATCGGTGTCTATGCCCCTACAGGCACTACTCTGACGGCAACGCTAACCTCTGCAAATGGCACTCCAGTGGAGGGTCAGGTCATCAACTTTAGCGTAACGCCAGAAGGGGCGACGTTAAGTGGCGGAAAAGTGAGAACTAACTCTTCAGGTCAGGCTCCGGTCGTTCTGACCAGCAATAAAGTCGGTACATATACGGTGACTGCATCGTTCCATAACGGCGTAACAATACAGACACAGACAACCGTGAAAGTCACTGGCAACTCAAGCACCGCACATGTTGCTAGCTTTATCGCTGATCCATCGACTATCGCCGCCACCAACAGTGATTTAAGTACCTTAAAGGCAACGGTTGAGGATGGCAGTGGTAACCTGATCGAAGGTCTCACTGTGTACTTCGCCTTAAAAAGCGGCTCTGCCACATTAACGTCATTAACAGCGGTGACCGATCAAAACGGAATCGCGACAACAAGCGTGAAAGGAGCGATGACAGGTAGCGTCACGGTAAGCGCAGTCACGACCGCTGGTGGAATGCAAACAGTAGATATAACGCTGGTGGCAGGCCCGGCAGACGCCTCGCAGTCCGTCCTTAAGAACAATCGGTCCTCACTGAAAGGGGACTTTACCGATAGTGCTGAGCTACATCTTGTTTTGCACGATATATCAGGCAATCCGATCAAAGTTTCTGAAGGGATGGAATTTGTGCAATCAGGTACTAACGTGCCCTATATGAAAATTAGCGCAATTGATTACAGTCTAAATATCAACGGTGATTACAAAGCCACTGTTACAGGCGGCGGAGAGGGTATCGCAACGCTGATCCCTGTATTGAATGGTGTTCATCAAGCTGGTCTGAGTACCACAATACAATTCACTCGCGCAGAAGACAAAATAATGAGCGGTACAGTATCAGTCAATGGTACTGACCTACCGACAACTACATTCCCTTCGCAGGGGTTCACCGGGGCGTATTATCAGTTGAATAATGACAACTTTGATCCTACCCACGTAATATGGACACAGGCCTAAGCGAGGTTCTGGTTTTCAAATTGTTCCGGACTGAGGCCACCACACCAACTGTGCCGCCGCCACCGATTGTAATCACATTCGATATAATTAAATACCGTTGCCCGCATTATTTCCCGGCTGATAAAGTGTTCTCCATGGATACATTCCACTTTCAGCGAATGAAAGAAGCT